AGAGAATGGCAGTCTTAGGAACGCAAGTTATAAAATCAATACAACGTGGTAATGTTACTTTAAGTAATGGCAGCACTACTTCTGTGACAATTACTGCAGTAGATATAAGTAAATCAATGTTGAATCTCAGTACCGCAAACGGAGCTAGAGGAGGCAAAGCAAACAACACTACAAACGATTATACTTCTTATGGCGCAGCCATTGTAGCTGGAGGAAATTTAGATAGTTCTACCAGTATATTCATACGCGCTGGCAGTGGTCTTGGCTCTTCTTCCGCAACTGGTTCAGATTGTAGGGCTTATTGGGAGGTAGTAGAGTATGCCTAAAATATATGCAAATCTTAATAGCGACAGTATATGTGAAGCAATTATTGAGTACCAGACTCCATTAGACAACCCGCCTTCTAGCTATAAGGAAATAGACACACATGATCCTACCTTGATAGACAAGAAGTGGAACGGCTCATCTTGGGAAGAAGTTAGCTAATGGACGAGCTAGAAGCCCATGAAAGAGAGTGTGCAGTGAGATACAAGAACATTGAAGAACGCCTTGACCGTGGCACAGAGCGTATGAACCGTATAGAGATGAGTGTCTATGCGTTATATCCTTTTCTGGTTGGACTTCTCATAGCCAGTAAATTCTTGGGGTAGCCCCTCATGTTCGCTGAACTCGCAGCGATTACCAGTGCTTTATCTGCAATAAACAGCACCATAGCAACCTTTAAAGAGGGCAAAGCTAATGCTCAAGATGCTGCTGCGCTCTTAGGAAAGTTCGGGTCTACTGCTCAAAAGCTCGATGACTGGGAGAGAAAAAAGAAACTTAAACGTCCTCTAACCCCTAAAGAGGCAATGGATCTCAGCATAAAACGCAGAGAGATCAAAGCTGTAGAAAATAAAATTAAAGACCATCTAATGATGATGGGGATGTCGGATGTTTGGAGAGATGCAGAGCGTATACGAAAGCAGTCAGAACGAGATCACCAGCAGTATTTAAAAGATATTCACAAGAAACGCAAAGAACGACAACAAAGAATGAAGGATCGCTTTACTGTTCTTTTTATTGTTTGTTCTTTAGGGTTTATAGGTTGGTCAGGTTGGTACATATACGAAGCAATACAAGAGGCAAGGCTAGACTCAGCAAAACAAAGGTTAGAACAAGCCAAAGAAAGACAGCGTAACATTAGAAAGTGTGGCAGATATAAATGCTAATGGCATTTCTGTTAGTAGTTGTTGTAGAAGGAGAGAATGTATCGGATAATAGGATGCTGTTTAAAAACATATATCGGTGTAATATATTTGCAACCGCTATTGAACAAGGTAAATGGAGTCCAAACGATAGGACTTATTACAGGCAAAAGAATGTAACTGCTTACTGTGTGCCTAGAATGGTTGGTGCTAATACTAAATTATTTGAGTAGGAGATAACATGAGCGCAATACTTAGTTCCCTCGTTGGCCCCGTTACTGGGCTACTTGATAAATTTATTGAGGATAAAGACCAGAAGAACGCTCTCGCCCATGAAATAGCAACCATGTCAGAACGACATGCACAAGAGCTTGCAAAAGGGCAACTAGAAGTCAATAAGGTAGAGGCAGCAAGTAAGAGCATGTTCGTTGCTGGATGGAGACCTGCCGTGGGATGGACATGCTGTGTTGCCCTCCTCTCAAACTACATACTCATACCTATGGCTAACTTTGGTTTATTGTTAGCTGAGATGAATGTTGAGGTTCCTAGCCTTGATATGTCAGCCATGATGCCTGTATTACTGGGTATGCTAGGACTCGGTGCTATGAGAACTATAGAAAAAACCCAAAAAGTAAGTAGAGAAAAGTAATGAAAAAAGCAAAAAGTAAAATTAACAAAGTAATCAAAGGCTTAAACAAAGCATCTAAATTACATAAAGCTCAAGCTAAGTCTCTTAAATCAGTAGTGACTCCTAAGAAAAAGCCCAAGAAAAAATGAACAAAGAGTTAGAGTCGGGGAGTGAGTACGAGAAATACGATACAGACGGTGATGGCGTGGTAACGGATGCAGAACTTGCTACCACAGAAAGACTGCAAGCCCTTGAAATTGCTAATGAAAAAGCTGATGCACAGAAGAACATGTGTTGGTTTGCTTTGTTTGGTATGCTTCTATACCCCTCTGGCATTGTAATAACCTCTTTTCTTAATTTAGATCAAGCAGCTTCTATACTAGGAGATATAGCCTCCGTGTATTTTATATCCGTGTCTGGCTTGATTGCGGCTTTCTTTGGGTTTCAGAGTTTTAACAAAAAATGATTGAGTTAGCGGTAGGCATTATTATTGGGTATGTATTAGGAAAATATGTATGGCGGTAGATGTTAAAAAGCTGTATCAAGAAATATCTTCTGATGAAGGTAAAGTGCTTCATGTGTATAGGTGTACGGAAGGACATCCTACAGTAGGTATAGGGCATAAGGTTTTACACACTGATCCAGAAGCTAGTCTGCCAGTTAGAGATGGTTATGACGGTGCCCCACAAGAAGACAGCATTACGGAACATCGGTGTTATGAGTTATTTCAAGAAGATGTACATATTGCCATAGACGGGTGCCGAAAAATATATTCTAATTGGGAGGAGCTTCCTCAAGAAGCCCAGCATGTGCTGGTAAATATGTGCTTTCAGCTTGGTCAGGGAAACTTAACTAAATTCAAGCATATGAATAAAGCGGTAGAAGCACAGGCTTGGGGACAGGTAGCACTTGAGATGGTTGATTCGAGGTGGGCTATGGCTCAAACCCCTGCAAGGGCGCACAGACTAAAAATACGGATATTAGCATTAGCGGATACGTAAATGACAATACAGAAATTAGCTCTGGAACCCGGTGTCAACAGAGAGAAAACTAGTTACAGTAACGAAAACTCTTGGTTCGAGTGTGACAAAGTACGTTTTAGGCAAGGATATGCTGAACGTATAGGTGGTTGGACTCGGATATCAGCAGATAGCTTTCTTGGGGTATGTAGGTCGCTTTTCAACTGGATCTCTCTAGCAGGTGCAAACTACTTAGGGGTAGGCACTAACCTTAAATTTTATATAGGACAGGGTGGCGCATACTACGATGTCACTCCGTTACGTGCTACCACCGCTGCAGGAGACGTTACTTTTGCCGCAAGCAACGGGTCTTCTACTCTTACTGTGTCTGATACAGATCATGGCGCGGCAGCAGGTGACTTCGTGGAGTTTTCCGGGGCGGCTGCCTTGGGTGGAAGTGGGAATATTACGGCTGATGTACTTAATCAAGATTATGAGATAGTCACTGTAGTAGATGCAAATAGCTATACTGTTACCGCTAAAGATACATCAGGTAATACCGTGACGGCTAACTCAAGCGACTCTGGTAATGGTGGTGGGTCTACCGTAGGTAAGTACCAAATAACTCCGGGTTCTGCCACTGCTATACCGCTGGTAGGTTGGTCAGGTGGTTCGTGGGGTGGCGGTACATGGGGTAATGGTGAGTCGTCAAATACTCAGATAAGACTGTGGAGTCAGTCTGGGTTTGGTGAAGACCTTGTTTTTGCCCCTCGTGGTGGAGCTTTGTATTACTGGGATTCTTCTCAAGGCACAACATACAGAGCCGTGTTGGTATCTAGTTTAGCTGATGCGTCAAATGTACCTACCGTGGTCAATACCGTACTTGTATCAGATGTCAGTCGTTTTGTATTTTGTTTTGGTGCTAATCCACAGGGTTCCTCTACACAAGATCCCATGTTAATTCGATGGTCTGACCAAGAAAGTCTCGTTCAATGGACTCCTGCAGCCACTAACCAAGCGGGTAGCCTACGTCTATCAAAGGGCAGTTCTATAATTACTGCTCAACAAGCACGGCAAGAGGTGCTGGTGTGGACAGACCCTTCTCTATACAACTTGCAATATGTGGGTGCGCCTATTGTATGGAGTTCACAAATTGTAGGTGAGAACATATCTATCGCTTCTCAGAACTCTGTTGCTTACGCTGATGGGGCTTCTTATTGGATGGGCAGGGACAAGTTTTATATATACGATGGTAGAACCAGACAGCTACGGTGCGATCTGAGAAGGCATATATTTGATAACATTAATACAGAACAGATAGATCAAGTCTTTGCAGGTACAATAGACGCCTTTCACGAGGTATGGTGGTTCTACTGCTCGTC